TCATTTAGGACGCCTAGGCTTTCTCTTCTTGGGTTCTGCAGGAGTATCTTTGGTGTCAAAATTTGCCTTTCCTTCTGCCTGCAGCTTAGCCAGAGGTACTATTCGCCTGTGCATAGCTAATAACATCTTTAACTGCACAAGTTCGTCTCCCCCAGCTAGCGATAAAAGATTAGCAAACTGCATGTCATCAAGATTGAAGCTTTTTTGGAGTAACTTTGTGTTTTCAATGATGAGTTTTATCTCCTGCTCCTGATTTTTTAGCCTCAATTGTTGGGACTTCAAACCAGACCATTCCCGCTGTCTATAATCCTTCATCACTTTGTCATAGACCTTATTTGCTGCAAGGATACTTGCACCGACCGCCGTGACCAGTTCCGCTATCTGCCAAGCAACATCGATTGCGCAAGACAGTTCGATGAATCCAGGTGATGCGTATTGGATTTGTTTCACAACAGGTCGTTTATTTTCGGGCACAAAACTTGAAACGCTTCTGATAAAATTAACTACGCTATGGCCACCTTCCCACGGCATAGTTGCATATCCTTGAGGATTATCTATACCTCGTTCGCGGCTACGAGCTACCTGTTCAGCTCTGTTAGAGACGGCGTAAAGTACCCCATACAACTGCAGATACTCTTTTGTTAGAACTGCAAAATCCTGAAGTTCCCAACGCTTATCAAGCTCAATAATTACACTATCCATTTCCAATAGTCATCCGATCAGTTAATTCTTAAATAAATCTACTAATGAAGGGTGCTAGAGTAAACATAGTCCTAAACTTGTTGTGATCTCAACTCTAATTGATCATAGGTTTTTTGCTTCAATCGAATCTAAAATCTAAGTTCTTAAGCCATACCTTTATTCACTGAAACTAAATATCCTCAAACTAACCACGCAGCATTTTGCAAAGCCAAAATACCAATCAATTTGTCGCCAGCTCTTGCCGCGCAAAGCTGCGCAATTTTCCTACTTAAAACGCCCAGACTACCACCACGCTCATTTGAGCGTAGCAGAAAGTATAACGATCCTTTTAAAAACATCATGTTAACCAATCGGTTAGGCGCTGACTGGTCGGCAACTTTTGCAAAGCGCTGCAAATCCTTGCGCGGTGTGCAAACGCCAGCAGACCGCAGAAGCCCTGCGGCGGCGCGGGCTGGCGGGTTGCTTTGCGCAAAAATTCTTTTGCAAAATTTTTATGATCCAAATACCGCAGGCGGGTGCGGTGTAGCGCCGTTTCCGTCTCGGATCCGCTTCCGTCTGCGCTCTGTCGCTTCGTCTCTGGGGCATGGTTAAACGAACGCAAAAAAGGCCGAACCGGTGTCGGCCTTATGTTTCTGCGCTTGCTGTGGGGCGTTCTGTGGCGTCTGGTGACGTGATGGTTTTCGCCTGCGTTTTGTCAGGCAATAAGGGGGCTGTATTTCGCTTTCAAAGCGTTGGTTTTTTCGGCGGTTCCGGTGAACTGCGATGCCTGCCCGCTGGCTCCCGTGTTGGGGTGCGTATGGGTCGCACATATCTGCGCCAGTTCGTGGACAACGTCCAGGGTGTCGGTCAGCAACGTCAGGACGTTGGTTTCCTCGCTGCCCAGCTTAACGGAAGCCCCGATCAACTGCTGCGCTGCGGCAACGCTTTTTTTTATGCCTGCGATTTTCTCGTTAAGCGCTCCGCCGATAGTAACGTCGGCATTTCCCTGGATGTTGTCTTCCAGCTTGCCGCCTACATCGCGTTTTACGTTCTGGCCCACACTGACAGAATTGTCTTTGCTGCAAGTCACCGTCAGGTTGCCTGACGTGCCGACGCTGTAATCACCCTCGCTTACATGCATAACCGCACCGGCCAGAAGTGTGGCCGTTCCCAGCACGGTTGTTTTATCCGTGGCCTGGACTGTTGTTTCACGGGCAACCAGCTTTCGCTTTTCATCATCTGCGGTCACTTCCCGCGTCATGGATGTTTCGCTTATCGCCTGGTCGGTCTGGCGCACCCAGTCACCGGCAACGGTAACGCGCTGTGATACCCCATCGCGCTGTTGCTGTAACTGTTCGCCAGGCTTAACCGCTGGCAGGTTATGCCCCTGCGGCATGATCTGACGAATAAACGGTTTATCCTGTCTGCCTTCCACGAAACCAATCTCAACCAGCGTGCCAGGCGGCGGAAACTGAAACATTCCCGATTCACTCCCGGCCATTGGAACCGGCAGCGGCACGGCGGAATATACCGGCGTGTTGGCCGCCGCGTTGCCGTCTTCATCCAGCAGTTGCAGATCCACAGCGTAACGGGGCCGGAATGGGTCCGCGATGTTACCCCCGGAAACGTCTTCGCTTGGCGCTTCAACCCTGGCGAGCTTTGGCAAATGCAGCCCGGAAGCCAGTTCCGGGTAGACGCTTTCTATCTGGCGCTGAATCGGTGATTTTTGCAGTGGCTTGCCGGTTACCTTATTGCGTGGTAACCAGGTGATTGTCATATCGTCGTTGTTAAGCTGAACCTGGCTTAAGCGCTGGCCGTTGACCTCAACACCGGGGCGCAGGCTCTGGATCATCGGCACAACCATTGAATTACCGGCTGCGGATGCCTGGCTAAATTCGTGTGGGATCTCCACTGGCTTACCGGCAAAAAGGCTATGCTCTGCTGCGCCGGTAAAGACGGCCCCGTCCGGCAACTGATACCAGACATAATCTTTGATTGAGAAAGCCCGCCCCAGGCTGGCTAATAGCTGATAGCCGGTTCCGCTGTGGGTAAAGTGCGGGATAGGTTTATCCGCATAAGCCGCACCGGCAGGCGGTGCGACGGTTAACCCGCTTTGCTCCGTTAACCAGTCAGTGATCTGGCGTAACGTTGGGTGCTGGAACGAACACGGCCACAGCTTATCGAACACCCCGACAAGCTCACGCACGAACAACCGGCAGGCGCCATTATCAGCAGGCCGCGACCGCTCAACATAGCCGGTGAACCAGCGCAGGACCAGCCCGTCATAACCCACATCGACCCGAACCAATTTGCCGGTGTAATCCATTTCAGTGCTGGCCGTGATGAATCCACGCCCGCAGGCGTTTTGCTCAAGCACGATATTACAGTCCACCATGTGGACCGGGTCACTGGACAGGAAAAGGCGTTTAATTGGTTTCATGCTTTACCCCAGCGCATCATTAACGGGTTTCAGGACTTTTTCTTCAAACCAGCTCATTTTGTCGGCTGGTTCGTCTGCCGCTGCGCCACCTTTACCCCCCGCGCCGGTTTGCTTCGTGCTGGCGGTTGCGTTGCCTTTTCGTGCCTGGCGTTTTTCCGGCACACTGTTTTTTTCCCGCAGCGTGAAACTGACCTGCCAGGCGAGGCGGTCTTCCTGGGGAACTGCATCAATCTGACCGGTAAAGGTGGCTTCGCGGAAGTTGATTGCGGTTGCCGTGGCATTGGCGACGCGATAAGTTTTCAAGGCTCCGCTGGCCTCTGTAGCGGATGCCAACTGGAAAAGGCGCTGTAAAACTGCCTCGTCGTCAAATGTCACCAGGCCCGACACGCGCAATTCTTTGGCTTTGATGCCCTGTTCGGAATTGGTCGTGCTCGATGTCTGGCCTGACTGGTCCTTTTCCTGAAACTGCATTGAAGGGGAAACCAGCATGTTTTGCATCGCGATCCCTTCACCATTAAGCGCGAGTAGTGCGGTCTGGCTCATTTATCATCTTCCCCAAATCTGCAAGCGAATCACCGATAAACATCATTGCAGCTGTATGCACGGCGGTTGCCTGCGGTATGTCTTTTAGTAATTCAATAGCCGCCATTCTGTGATTACCGGTGTAACTGAATGACCAGGCTTTCGCGCTGGCTCCTTTCAGGTCTTCAAGCGACTGACTAACCGAAGAAAGCAGGCCAGCACGCGCCTGGACAAATTCGGCAATTTGTTTTTTCAGCCCTTCGGTTGTCGTGCTGACAGCGGCAGCTAGCTGCGCGGCGGCAACCCGCTGCGCGTTCACCGCAAGGCGGTTTGTCGCGACGGACAGCGGCGCGGCGACCGGCAGCGAACTGGATTTCGACGGCAGTTGCATTTTAACCGTGCTAAGTTCGGCCGCCGCAGCCGCCATGCGGCTAACCTGGGTAAATGCGGGCGCAGGGAATACCGTGGCAAGCCCGTTCAGGGCTTTCATAAATCCATCATGGGTATTTTCGGCAATCATCATCACGATAACGTCACCGCTCCCGCTGCTGGTTGCCAGCTTCCCCGCCAGATAGCCCAGGGCATTAGCCGGACTCAGATACCCCCCTGAATCTGCCGACTGACCCAGACCATAAACCCACGGATGCGCCGGGATGATTGAGCAACTCAACCCCGCCATATCGTCGGCAATTTTAATAACTGAATCACGCCACATCTTCGGGAGGCTCCGGCCATTCGGGCCTGGTGGTATCAACCCGGTTTAATAAAACGCGGTATTTTCTCCACTCCGGCAGGTTTTTTTCCTCTTTATTGGTCGCCATACCCAGATCAACGGCATCCTGAAGCGTGGCAATCACGTTATTCGCCTGGTTTAATAACTCCAGCTTTTTACGTTCTGCCTCTGCCTCATAATCAATAGGCGCGGTAATGATCTCCCCACCATCAAAAAGAAATGCGCCGCCTAATGCTTTCTCGCCCGCTGCGGTAAATTCATCCGGTACATTCTCCGGCGCGACTTCAACGACAATCTGATTAATCGGGAAAATCGCGCTTGCATCATAAGAGAAATGGATAATTTCTTTCGTGTCAGGGTTAAATGATACCTTTAGCGTTTCCTGTGAAAGCGTTTTAAGCCACAAATACCAGTCATTGCCGTTATCATCTTTCAGGAAAACAATATTCACCTCTGGCGATTTTGCAACGTAATATAATTCGAGTTCCTCCGGTGATAGTTTGGCTACCTTCGCCGGGGTGTATTTCCCCCACTTATCTAATGGGTCATATTTTTTAAACACTCCAGATTGCTTCGTCATTAAGCCACCCATGCTGTGTACCAGTTTCCGCCGATGTTATATTGAAGAGAACGATATTGTACCGCCGTGTAATTCGTTTTTTGCTGCACAGCAGTAACTACCGTTCCGTTAGGCGCATACGCAAATTCGTTATCATTATTTCCGTTTGTGGCGACTCCTGCTGATGCCAGCCTAAGCCCCCCTTGCAGGAAGTTAGCGATAGTCCATGATGTTGTTGCATAAGCGCTTAAATTTGGGGGGTTGTTCGAAGAATAAACCCGCACACCCGGAGTATCGAAAACGCCAGCGCCAGCTACCAATTTGTCACCTGCGGAAATTGCACCGGAAGATATTAAATTACCATTCTTATCTATTCTTAGGCGCGTATATCCGTTGTGCTGAAATACTAAACCGTTTGTGCCGGTGCTTCCGTCGCGGGTGATGCCGACTGTAAATTTTTGACCGTACCAGTTAAATTCAACACCTGACACAACCCCACCATCACCTGCCCGTACATTATAAAGGGCAGACATATTTGATTCTGTTGGCAAGGTTTCAACTCTTCCCAGCTTGAATGTGGCGTTATAATCACCACCATTCGCAGACACCGCACCAATATCTGTTGGTTTAGGTTTATTGGCTGAGTCATACTGTTTTGCCCATGGTGTCCATGTGCCATTATAAAAAATACGGATAAATGAGCGTGAATCAGCATATATCCGGTATACCTGCGTAACACCTGCATGTTTGTAAACTTCAAGCGACCCGGCCACCGATTCTGGATAATTAGTTCCAGCTTCCGCCTGCGCATTGGAGGACTGGTAATATAATCCCGGTGTAGTAAAGCTATTCAGATCGGCAGCATTCCCAATCAGCACGGCCTGGCCGTTAAAAATGTCCTGCGAAGTGATATTGATATCTTCCGCCAGCGCTCGCCCGTTAACCTTCCGCCCTGACGGCACGCGGCCATTTGCGTTGTCATTAGCAGCTTTTACCGCTTTCGGTGTTGCGGCTTCCGTTTCTGATTCGCTATCGACTGCGCTACTTAGCTTTGTAAATCCCTTTTCGGTAGTGGTCGCGTCAGGGTGATTTCGTGATTTTTCATGCTCTTTGATTGACTGGTCGTTAAGGGTGCCTTTCGGGCGCAGATCGGTAATATTGCCGCTTGCGTCGATGCTCGCCACTGCAAACACATAATGCTGGCTACCGTTTTCCACATAATCGGCAAGACTCGCAGCCACAGTAATTTTGCTCTTTACAGCCCATTCGCTTGTCAGCGTTCCCGACCAGGACACATCCAGCCAGACCTTTACCGGCCTGGCTGAAACTGTGATGTTCTGATTCGCGGCCAGTTCTGCACGTAGCCCGGCAACGTAGCCCGCGCCTTTTGTTACGTAATATTGTGCGCCACTTTTGGCGACCAGATAACCGCTGTCAAAAAATGCCGCCATACCATAAAGATCGATATTCTCCCTGCGCTGGCGTTCGTCAATTGCCGCCAGGCGGGCGGTAAAGTCGATCTGCCAGGTTTCTGCTGGCGTGGTGATATTGGTTGTCCGCTATCTGGCTATCAGTGACGCGGACGGTAATCACGTCCCAGTCCATCCCCTCCTGGCGTTCCAGTAGTTCGACATACCCGATCCCGAGCCGCTCAAAAATGGCAATAAACCCCGCCACCTCGCCCGCCTGCTGCGCATTGATAAAGGCGTAGCTGACTCGTTTACGAAACAGGCTTAACGGCTCACCTTTAAAGCGGGTGATATCACGTTCCCATGCGATCAGGTTCAACACTGGCTCGACGCAGGTCAGCGGGTCGAACTGCCTCAACGGCCAGGTAATCCACTCGTAAACCTGCAGCCAGAAATTCACGCAGGCACGCAGCAGCCGCGCGGGGTCGCCACGGTCCATCCATGACGGCAGCTTCAACCCGGCCAGCAGTCTGGCAAACTCAGTCATTGAGGATCTCCACTGATAAGGAGGCCAGACGCGGGACCGATAATTCGCTGACAATATCTGTCAGTGAAAAACTCAGTGAATCTATGACCGGGAATGCTTTGTGAATCTCCCGGCCCAGGTTCGAAAAGGAATAACGCGAATACGGCCACGTCTTTTTAACGTCGTAATTGGCGTTTTCCCTGAATGCGCACCGGATCAAATCTGAAACCCCGCTTTCTAAGTGGCTCAGTTCTTCCGGCTCCATATTTTCTTTGCTTTCCACATACACCTTTACCGCCAGCGCGTGGGTCGTTTCCGGCATCGCGTAGCACTGCAAATCATCGCCGTGTCCGTGGTGGCCCTGGGAGTTAACGTAATCGTTAACCGCATCAATAAAGGGCTGCGACGTTTCCCCGCTATCCAGTAGCAGGTAGGCATTTGCGGTTCCCGGTCCGCGCGGGGCGTCATGCAAAAAGAAGATGCGATCAATACTCAACCCCACAACACCCGCAATCATGCTGCGGTATATCGCATCGGTGTGGTAATTGCCCACCAGGTTGAACTGGTTGCGCGTGCGGTCGCGTAACTCGTCGTCGCTTTCCTCGTCTGCGCCTGGTGTGATCAACCAGTCTTCCTCATTCACTGCGCTGGCGATACCTGCAACGGCCACGGGCAAAATACGAAAATATCCCGGCGCAAGGTTGTAACCGCTGCCGGTATCGATCGCGGTAACGGGAACCAGACTGCTTTCAAGACCCGCCCCCAGTGTCGTGTCTTCGTTGACGGCCAGCACATAGATCACGCCGTTTATTCGCTCCGTCTGAATCAACGTGCCGGCAGGCACGATCACAACGTCCGAAGGATTTGTCTTGTAAAAGCGGATTACCCCTGCGGCAGCGCTTGCCGGTTTCGGGGTGATGTTCACCGCCCAGGCGAGCAAGCGCAGCATTGCACCCGTGGCGGTTGCCACAAACATGTTTCGCAGGACGACATTGATTAGCGCAGCCTGCAACCACAGCACGGGTGTGGTGACAATTTTCGAAATCAGACGCCAGAACGGTGACATTCGGGAAGTATTGGTAATAAATCCCTCCGCCTTAACCGTCTCTTTAAACACGGCTGTGATTTCCGCTTCCGTCGTTGGCATCCCGCTGTCACTCAGGACTTTTTCGAAATCTACTTCCGGTTTCTCAGTCATAATTCACCTCCGTGCCAACGCTGCCGAAATCGTAGGTTTCGGCGGTGACATACAGCCGCGTGATGCTTTCTTCTGTGATCACAATCGTGCCGGGGACCAGACGTTCGTCACTTTCAACCAGTAGCGATAGCTGGGTCAGCGCGTCGCCGCGCATGGTCGGGCTTCGTTCACCGATCAGCCGCGTGGTGATGCCGCTTTCCAGAATGCTGTGGATGATGTCCTGGGCTATGCTGTCGCGGTTATTGCACCGTTGCGGCTCGTTGCCACTGTCCAGCGTGAAATCGCCGTCAGTGATCAAAAGGTCGATGTATAACGGTTCGGTACTCATCCGGCGTTAAGCTCCTGCCATTCGGCCAACTGGGCCGGGGTGATTCCATTCGGGGCGTTGATATAGGTATCGCCCCACGTCTTGCGGCTATCCACAACGGTTTTGCTGTCAGTTTTTACCTGCCCCATCAGGCCGCCGCGCGGGATATCTGCATTAACCGTGTTGCCCGTCAGCAAGGACGGGCCGTTCAGTTTTGGCGGCGCTCCGGCTCCCGCGGGCGGTGAAACGTTTTTCAGATCGATATTGACGCCGGGGATTTTGTTTAGCTTTTCCGCAATCCAGTTATAGGTGGATGCAAACGTACTTTTCAGGACGTCAAAAAGCTTGCTGAATACACCGCCGATGGTGTCCGCGAATCCTTCAAATGTGGCGAGTGGTGAAAGACCGGCGAAGAACGCAACCACAGAATCCCAGCCGTCAGTGATGGATTTCCAGACGTCAGAAAAGACCTGGCCCACCTGATCGGCAACATCCATCACCCATGCAAAAGCCTCTGTATTCATTACCGCCGCTTTCAGTTCATCCCAGTGTTTCACGACATACCATACCCCCAGCGCCAGCAAAGCCAGGGCGGCAATTATCAGGGTGATCGGACTGGTCAGCAGTTGCATGGCCACACCGGCAAACATGGTCGCCACACCATAAATGCGCATGGCAACCGCACCGGCTTTTAACACAACGTTCCAGGCGGCCAGCGCGACACGACAAACGCCGGTCCACAGGGCTAACAGCTTTGACTGGATCCACAGCGCGGCCAGCCCGATGCGGGTTGTCAGCAATGACGGGCGCAGCAAGTTAAGGGTCCATAACAGGGCTTTCCATACATTGCCCAGACCTTTGGCGATACTGGTCAGGCCCGTCATCGTGAAACCAAAGATGCCCATCACGATATTGGTTGCCGCACCGGCCAGCCCGAAGGACAGCACGCCCAGGGTGATATAACCCAGCCAGCGGGCAATGTTGGGGAACATCTCCAGCCAGCGGGCAAATTTTGCCCCCACGTCGGCTACACGGTTCATCATCGGCGTAAGGATAGGGATCAGCGTATTACCCAGCGCGACGCGCATCGCGTAAAACGTCGCGACGATGCGTTCCCACGGCTTCGCCATACGTTCGGCCATTTCCTGGGCGCGTTTCATGCCGTCATTGCGCCCCAGTTCTGCGATGCTGCGATTTAAATCATTCTGCTGGCCGTACAGCTTTTTAATGACATCAGCACCGCCGCCGAAGGCCGCGTCCAGCGCCTGCTGGGCTTTGACGTTCCCTTCAATGCTGGCCCCGTATTTGTCCTGCAACTTTTGCAGGATGTCGCCCATTGGCAGCATTTTGCCGGTCGCATCTACAAAGCTCATGCCCAGCTTTTCAGCCGCTGCCGGTGCGCTTCGCAAAAACTGCTCGTAAATACCGCTGGACTCCGTGCCCAGGGTGCGCGAAAGCGTACCCAGCACCGCGAACTGTTCATCCATGCTGACGCCAAAGTCAGCACCGGCGTTTTTGGTCCCCTCGATAAGCTCCTGCATGGTCTGCATTTTCACGCCGAAGTTTTGCACCATGTACGCCGTTTTACCGGCCAGTTCTTCGGCAAATTTCACATGCCCCAGGCTGGACAGTTCCGCGTTGAAACGGGATGCCATCGCGCCGATATATTCGCCCGCTTCCTCGCCGCTGGCCTTAACGCCTGCCGCCAGGGTGTTGGTCGCCATAGTTACGCGTGGCAAATCGGCATCAGACAGACCAGACATGGCCCCCTTGATCGCATAGCTGGAATTCACCACATCAACCGCGCTTTTACCGTAGCGCATGCTGAATTTCAGGGCTTCGCTGGACAGCCTTTTCAGCGTGTCTTCTGCCACGCCTTTGGCGCCCACTTCGGAAAGCGCCGCATTCATTTCATACGCGGGACCAACCACGCCCGCGATGGACTGGGCAACACCCCAGACCGCCGCCGCGCCGATGCCGATCTTTGCAAAAGACGCCTGCGATTTTTCGGCAAAGCCAGTCAGCGAAGACTGGGCCGTTTTTAGTGGCCGCGTCAGCTTATCAATCAGGCTCAGCGTAAAATCCAGGTGACTCATATCAGCTTCCGTTTAGTGCAATGGCGATACCTTCCGCCGTTTTATTCGCCCTGGTTTTGGCGAAATACTCGTCCAGCCAAAGGGCGCGGGCGATGCTTTCTTCGTCGTCAGGTTCATGCGGGAGGTAGTAGCGACGAAGGGCAAGGTATTGCTCCAGCCCGTTCGTGCGAATGGCCGCCACCCGCGCCGCTAGTTTTTTACTTCGATCTCAAGCTTCGGCGAATAAATCTCGTTAACCTTCTCGACGATCTGCATTTCACAGCCTGGGTAATCTTCCATCAGCTTGTTTAATGCCTCTTTGGATTCGGCATCAACAATGCGGCCCAGATAGGTGACCATCGGCGCAACCTTGTTGGTCATGGTCATTTCGTTAATCAGGTTGTTGTAAGCGGTTTTGTTAGGCTCAAAGCTCAGGCTGACGCCCGCAACGGCCAGGACAATTTTTTTAGAATCAGACTTACTCATTTTGTTACTTCCTTTCGTTGTCGAATGATGCCCACCAGGGCGTTATGTCTTACGGCGCAATCGGTGTACATCTGCCGATAGGCAGTTAACGCCGCGTCAAAGTCGTTACCGGTTATCCGTAATGGTGACGGTTGCGTTTTCGACGTGAATCATGACGCCGTCATAGTTCACATCGAACGAACCGCCGCTAATGCGTTCTCCGCTCATGCCTGATTCTCCAGTGATGTATCCAGTTCGATGCTGACGCCGATTTCCTTCGCGCTCTCATACGGGCGGACAATCAAATAAATCTGCACCGCAACGCTACTGATCCAGGTGATAGTGACGTCGCCATCTTTTGGCGGTTTCACTTCACCGGGGAACTCCACGCCGTTGATCTGCGTTGCAATCGACATTTCGCGCAGCGGCTTGCCGAAATAGGTTTCATGCGCCGCAATGCTGCCCGGTGTGCTGTTAAGCGAGCGATCCGCGATTTTTGGAATGGCGCGTAAACGGACGCGGCGGGATGCCTTATCCACGACGCGGACGTTTTCAATGACCTGATAATCGCCGCCCTCAACATCCAGCGTGCGACCGTCTGACCAGTAAATCCCGTCATAGTCGTGATACCACATCGGCACGCTGAAGCGGTTTGCCTGCAATCCCTGCAAGACGGCCAGATCAATTTCTTGCCCGGTTCCGTCTTTCGGCAGGTCGTCACTGCCCAGCGCAGTGACCGCGCCGGTTGCTACACGGGCCGGACTGTCTGCGACGGTCACCGCACGGTTGCACAGGCGACCGGCGAGAACGCCCGGTTCGTTGCCCCACAGTCGCGGCACAAGCTGGACGCCAGGCGATGCGATACCGTTTTCAAGCGCAGCCATGCGCGTCTGGTAATCCGCCCAGGATTCGTCTTCCTCCGGGCCACCCACAGACAGCACAAACCAGACAAAGCGCCCGAATTTAGCCTGTAAGGTCGTTCGCATTTCTGTGGCGCGGTTGATGGTCGCTTTTTCAGTCACATCAACCGCCAGGACAACCCCTTCAACGGATGCGACGGACTGGGCAGCCGTGACGGCTTTCATCCACGCATCATCGAATTTGTAATCCGCATTGTCTGGATCTGGCTCAGACATGACATGCACATAAGCAAACCAGTTTTGACCGGCGTTATTGGCGGCAGCGGCCACAATCCGCTTTAACAGGCTGTCGGTATCGCCCAGCGCCTTATCCAGATCGGTGCCGGTGTTGACCGCCTGGGTTTTGTCGGTGTTGGTATCACCGTAACCGACATACAGGACAACGCGTTCGATATCGTTCGTCGTGCCGTTGTAGCGGTTTTTCTGACTAACTGTGACATTCGGCCACGTCATTTTTACCCCCTGATATCCTGCGCGTTGACGTCCCAGCCGAAGCCGATTGCCTGCATTTGCCGCGCTATGATTTGGTTAAATTCGTCGTTACTGACACCCAGAAAAACGCGGCCCGGTATGTCTATGGTCCATGTGCGTTTGGCCGGTGTGCCTTTCAGCTTGCGGATAACCAGCCCGGCCTGCGCCATGCTCATGGTTTCCATGATTTGTTTGCTGGACGGCTTCACCCAGCGCTTGCCCTTGCGGACCTTGTACCCCAGCGCCCGCAGTCGCTTTGCCTGGCGAGGCAGCGCTGGCTGATTCGCCTGCGGTTTACGCGGGGCGTTACTGGCTTTCATCTGGATCCGCGCACCGTCCTGCTGGACCGCACCGACCAGACCCGCCGCGACGGGCTTATTTCCGTTGCGATAATTGCCGCCTTTGAGATAAACCCGGACGCCCTGAATTTCGGGCATTTCCCGGACGGCCAGCAGCTTGGGCAATCCCTTTAACATCTTTCCTTTGCCGCGCTTACGCGGTTCCCACGGCGTGCCGTCCGGGGCCGCCTGCTGGCGCTGGTGACGTTTGGCGGCCGCAATAATTCCCAGCTTTGCGACACGCCACAAAAGGCGCTGGCGCTTCCGTGGTGGCAGGTCAGCTTTTGCCAGCGCTTCGCGCATTTGCTTTAGCTGTTGCTGGTTTAACTCCCCACGGATCACGACGCATCACCATGCTGGACAATGAATTCCGCTTCCTCCGCGACCCAGATTTCCGGGTTGACGATGTCCCAGGCTTTGCCCCTGAACGGGATCGGACCGTCTTCCACTTCGCGGATAATCACCGGATCAGCCAGCCCGACCACCACATCAAGAATGCAGCTTCCTTCGTCGTCGAACTCCGGGTCCACTGTGGGATCGGCTAATTTCAGTTCGTCGCGCAGCTCGTTGGCATGTTCATCCACCCAGGCCAGCACCAGGGCATAAATCAGCCCCGGCGAATAAATGCGAAACGGGAAGTTATCCCACGACAAGCGGGCGCTATACGTCAGCACGCCGATGCGGCGTTGATTGTTCCCCAGCGCTTTGGCGCTGCGGACCAGTTCGCAATCGTCCATTGAACTGGAAAACATTTGCATGGCATCGTGCGGCAGATTCGCCGTGATAAACGCCGTCAGGCTTTCAAGCTGGCTCATATCAGATGCACCCCCACGCGTGGCTGTTGCAGCATGTTGCGCATCACGTTGGCCGCTTCGGCCAGCAGATTGGCGCGGGTGCCCACCTGGCCGGTGGTTACTACCTGACCGGTGATCTGGTCCACGTCCAGCACGTTAGGCAGCAGGCGGAGGAATTCAGAACTTGCCAGCAGCGCATCACGCAACTGGGTTTCTTTAGGTGGTGTCAGCGAGAAAAATCGCGACGTGTCCGCCTGGCCGTTGGCTTTCGCCAGGCCTGCGGCGTACTTACGCAACATCTGCTCTGCTTTTGGGGTCAATTGCATTTCGTTTTATCCCTGGAAAGAAAATTGATTAACAGAAGTCAAACGGCTTGTTGCTGCCGCCGGGCGCATTATTCGGGCGCTGCGTGCCGCCGCTTTCCATCGCAGACAGCTTCGTCATGACGGCGGTCAGTTGCGTGGTCAGCGTGTCCATCTGGTTACCACCAGACTGGCGACGCGCTGAAAACTCACGGCGACGGCTGCGGCGCGGGCGTTTAGACGGGGTCACGTTGAACGCTTTCATTGCTTTAGCCAGGTTGGCTTTTGCAACGCTGAACTCCGCCGCTTTGACTTCGTCTTCCGGGTTCTCTGCCACTTCCTCGGCAAGATCGGCAACTTCGGCCGCAGCTTCGGCGATATCTGCGGCGATATCTGCCACTTCGTCGGCTGCCTGTTCTGGCGTATCGACGTTATCAGCGTCGCCGTTAGCGGCCTCTTTGCCGCTTTTGACTAAATCCAGCAGTTGCTGGATGAGGGCTTTTAACTCTTCCATTTTTTGTTCCTCGCCCTCATTGGGCTTGTCGGTGTTAGGTTCTGGTGTTGGCGTGAACTCTTTACGGGCCGAAAATAATCTCGCCCAGAAAGAATCTTTTTTTTCTGGCTTTCCTGCCTGCAAATTACCCAGGCTGAAAGTTTCCAGGCTTCCGCGCTCGCCGTCCTTTTCTTCCCCGGCGAGAATAAATTTAAGCCTTTCAGTTCCGAGGCTCGCGGGAATATCCGTAACAGCCAGCCCGAAAAGATAATCGCGTCCGCTTCCGCCAAAATCCGGTATAAACTCAGCAGACGTAAAAAGCTTTTGCTGCATTCGGTTGGCATCAATAAGAAACTGATTTGGGATTAACTGGGCATATAATTTTGTGACGTCACCTTCCGTCTCTACTTTCAGCGCGTCCACAGTACCCAGATTGCAGGTAAACTCACGCTCCCCAATACCATTTTGCGGATGATGCGGCCAAATCATGGCGGTGTAAGTTTTCGGAGTATAAGTCTCTGCCGCGTCAATTAACCATTGCGCTTCAATGGTACGACCGTCCACGGCCTGCCCCGATGTGGCGATGCATAGCCAATCAGTTCGGTAACTGGGTTGCGTCATAACTGACCTTTAATAATGAAATGAATAATACAATTCGTTTGTGATGGTCAGTATTGCCAATAAAAAAGAATGTCGCGACCGCTTAATTTCTTATGCATTCGGTTATAAATGGATAACCACTTTTTGCCGATATTTAATTATCAGGTTGGTCAAATAATCCCGTCATAATAGCCTCATGGCTAAATATTCCGATGAATTAAAAGAAGCGGCCCGCACGCTTTACATTAAAAGCTGGACGCCGAAAGATATTGCGCAGGAATTGAATATTCCACCGCGCACCATATACCACTGGGCTGACGTCGGGGAGTGGGCATCACTGCTGCCCGTCGAATCAGTGGAAAATGTCATCGCCCGCCGCATTGACCAGCTTTCCCGCCGCGAGAAAAAAACGGCGCTGGAACTGGAAGAACTCCGCGATCTGATTGCCCATCACGTCAAGCTTATGGCGCAGCGCAATAAGCACGCCGAAAAACTGGCCGAAATTCAGGCCAAAAAAGCATCCCATGACGGTGAAGGCTACTGCCTCAGTAGCGCAGGCGGGGAACCGGGGGAAAGAGAAGGAAAGCGCCGGTATAAGAAAAACGACGTTTCCGGGCTGACACCTGAAATGCTCGACACCTGGGCGCGGGAGCATCTTTTCGAATATCAGCTACATTGCCGCCAGCATAAAGGCGAAGACTGGCGCTTTATTCTGAAAAGCCGCCAGGTCGGCATGACCTACTATTTTGCATGGGAAGCCTTTGAAGACGCGGTAATCAGCGGTGATAACCAGGTCTTTTTCTCCGCATCCCGCGCACAGTCTGAAATCTTCCGCGAATACATTGTCCAGATTGCGCAGAACCATTTCGGCATCACGCTGACCGGCAAAAATATCCGCCTCAGCAACGGCGCAATCCTGCGCTTTCTGTCCACGAACGCCAGCACCGCGCAGGGCTTTAACGGCCACCTGTATGGCGATGAAGTCTTCTGGATCCCGAAATTCACGCGCCTGCATGAAGTTGCCAGCGCAATGGCGACGCACAACAAATACAGAACGACCTACTTTTCAACACCCAGCGCGAAGACGCACCAGGCCTACCCGGTATGGACTGGCGAAGAATGGCGCGGCGACGATCCGAAGCGCAAAGGGATTGAGTTTCCAAAAGAAAACGCCATGCGCCAGGGCATCATCTGCCCGGACGGGATCTGGCGATACATCATCACGATGGAAGACGCCATCAAAGGCGGGCTGGGTGCGCTCGTCGATATTGAGCGGCTCCGCAACAAGTACAACCCGACCGCGTTCGCCATGCTCTACATGTGCCAGTTCGTTGACAGCAAAGACGCGGTATTCAAATTCTCGACGCTGGTCGGCTGCGAAGTGGACCGGGCAACCTGGGGCGACTATGACCCGACCGCCGCGCGGCCATTTGGCAACCGCGAAGTGTGGGCGGGCTTTGACCCGTCGCGCTCCGGTGACAACTCCACTTTTGTGATAATCGCGCCCCCCATTCACGACGGTGAACGCTTCCGCGTGCTGGCCTGCTGGCAATGGCAGGGCTTTAACTTTAGCTGGCAGGCTGACCAGATACGCCAGCTTATGCGCCGCTTTAATATTACCTACATCGGGATCGACACAACCGGCATCGGGAAAGGGGTGTATGACCTGGTCAGCAAGTTTGCCCCGCGCGAAGCGAACGCCATTCTTTACAGCGTCGAAAGTAAAAACCGCCTGGTAATGAAGATGATCGACGTCGTGGAACGTAAGCGCATCGAATGGGCAAAAGACGCCATAGACGAAACCAACAAAGAGCGCGTCGAAATCCCCGCGTCGTTTATGGCTATCCGGCGCACCACAACTAACAGCGGCAACGCGTTAACGTTCGTTGCTGAACGTTCCGACGCAACCGGCCACGCGGATGTTTTCTTTGCTATCTCGCACGCCGTAATAAACGAACCTATCGATCACGAATTTGACCGCCCATCGACCTGGGCTTTTGGGAATGCAGCATGACGACAAAGAAACAGCGTAAAGCGAAAAAATTCAGGGCAATGACCGGCAATAACGTTGAAACGTTCACGCCGGGGCGCGGCAGCGTGATCACCTTTGGCGAACCAGAACCCATCCTGACGACCGGCACCGATTATCACAATATCTGGTATGACAACGAGGCGGATCACTGGCGGCTCCCGATTGACCGGCTGGCGCTGGCTCAGTTGCCAAACCTTAACGGCCAGCATGGTGGCGTATTGTATGCGCGGCGCAACATGGTTGCCGGTGGCTATATCGGCGGCGGCCTGACGCCTGACCAGGTCGAACAAGCGGTCTTTGATTATCTGCTGTTCGGCGACGTCGCAATCCTGAAAATTCGCAACGTATTCGGGGAGGTGATCGACCTGCTGCCGCTGCCGTCGCTTTATCTGCGCTGCCGTAAAGACGGAACGTTCGCCGTTCTCCAGGAAGGGCCAGCGCTGATTTATGACCCGGAAGACATTGTCTTCTTTAAAATGTATGACCCGCGTCAGCAGGTCTACGGCCTGCCGGATTATATCGGCGGGATCCATTCCGTTTTACTTAACAGCGAAGCGACCATCTTCCGCCGCCGCTACTACAACAACGGTGCGCATATGGGCTTTATTCTGTATACCAGCGACCCAAATTTAACGCTGGAAATGGAAAACGAAATCAAAGACAAGATTGCGCAGTCCAAAGGGCTGGGCAACTTCCGCAACATGTTTATCAACATCCCGAAAGGCGACCCGGACGGGGTCAAAATCCTGCCGGTGGGTGAAGTCAGCGCAAAGGATGAATTCCAGAATATCAAAGGGATCACCGCGCAGGATATCTTTACCGCGCACCGTTTCCCCGCAGGGTTGGCGGGCATCATCCCGACTAACGGCGCGGTAATGGGCAACCCTGAAACTGCCCGCACGACCTACCGGAAAGACGAAGTTATCCCGTTGCAGCGTAAATTTATGAATGGGGTCAACAATGACCCGGAAATCCCGCCGCGCTTACACCTTAATTTTGACGTTGAATTGCCGGTAATTGCCGCCGATAAGGGCGAAAAATGAACGTAATTAGTTTAAAATCATCCCCATTGTTAGCAATGGCGTGCGGGGTGGTGAACATGCGAGTTTTTAAAATTAAATGTCCTGAATGCGGTCAACCGGCCATCATTCGTAAATCTGACTGGAAAGACAAAAAACTGGCGGATTTATACTGCGCGTGCACCGAAGTTGAATGCGGCCACACGTTTGTCTTTAACGCCTCGTTTTCTCACACACTCAGCCCTAGTGGATTAACTGGTAATAAGCTTGTTAAGTTCCTGATTGACAGACTTCAACCCGATGAGAAGCAATTTGCTTTAGATTTACTAACTAATCGAATGTATTAATTCGATGTTCTTTCTCAACACAGTGATTTTACATAAGGAAATATAATGAGTAATTCAGCCTTTATTAGTCTTGAAGCAAAGATAAAAAAATTGAAAGAAGTCGTTAAGGATCTAGACACCAACACTTTATCAACATACTGTTTTTGGGAGATGTACAAATTCGCCACGCTGGGTCAAAAAATTGACTTACAATCACCTGCAAGACAGATGCAATATTTGTTTGGGATTGCATCCTCAGCAAATGAACCAGTAGAACCATCAAAAAATATTGATGGTAAACTTACGCAAATTGTAACTCTCTTAAATGAAATATTTGGGAAATATATGCGTGCATATTTCCCTACGAAAGAAGATTTGAAAAACGGGTTAGAGGATGAGTGGCATAAGGTTAGAGAGATAGCTATGCCTATGTTCCTAGGATATTTTTTTGAAGGACAAAAAATAGCCACCATGGAATATAAAAACATAATTAAATCTTCTTTTAATGGTTTTGAAGATGAGATAAAAGAACATTTTGGACTTAACCATCATGAGATGTTAGAAATCATAGATCTCATTGGTGATATAATTCAAAAAAAATACGACAACTTCCAGGACATAATGCGAAAGTTGAAGCTTGAGCATGAAAAACTAAAGGATATCAAAGTCGAGGATTTTGAAGACTTTATGAATGGAGTTAAGGAGCGCACAGAACATTTATCTGATGAGTTCCATAGTTTTATGTCCGGAAGCGTATCCTTTAACTTTGATTCGATTAGAGCTAGTATAGGCAATGTTGCCGTTGATAGTTTTGTTAAAACGTTTGTTACAGTTCGAGGAGAGTCACCAGAAATAAAATTCATCACTGATGATAATCCATTTACCTATAAGCCCATCATTACAATTAATAATTATGATTATTTCCTTCCAATGTCTAATGCTGCTTATGAGGCCATAATTTTAAATATTGAACAATTTTTCAAAGCGTCAAAATATTCAGAGCGATACAGAAAATCAAGAGATGTTAGACTGGAGCAGGAAGCATTTAGTATTTTTAAAGAATTTTTCCCAGAGTCTGCCACTATAGTTGATAGTGTTTTTGAAACAAACGATTCACATAATGAACATGATTTAATAATACTTCATGATAGAAAAATCATCATAGTTGAGGCAAAGGCCGCCCCCCGCCGCGCACCTCTGAGAGAGCCTAACAAAGCATATATTCGAATAAGAGATGATTTCAAACGCAAGTCTGGAATACAAAGTGCTTCTGATCAGGCTAATAATTTGAGACGACTTATACTTACTAATGTTGAAACTCCGCTATACAATAAAAAAGGCGAACTCATACTTACAATAAAACAGAGCGAATATGATGATATCTATTGCGTATGCATAACTAAAGACGATTTTGGAATGCTAGCAACCGATTTAACATTAATGCTTGAAAAGAATGAGGGTGAACCTTACCCTTGGGTCATTAGCATTCAAGATTTGAAATTTTACATTGAGTGTCTGAAGGATATAAATTTATCTCCAGACTACTTGATAGGATATATTTCTGAACGAATAAATCTCCATGGAAAAGTAATAGCTAACGATGAACTTGAATATGCTGGAGCGTACTTGAACTATGATGGATTTGACTTCGTAAAAAGCCCAACAAATTCAAAAGTATTTCTTGACATGTCAGAATCTAGAGTATTTGATGAAATCCATCTAGAAAAAATAAATGGGAGGAAATATGTACACAAGATAAAAAAATCGACATATGGGATCTTAGATAGAAACAAAATGCTTTCTAAATTTAACAAACGCCTTACAAAAAAAGATATAACCAAAGCCAAAAGCAAAAGAAAAGAACAAAAAAAATCAAGAAAACACAATCGGTAATCAACAGGCATCTTGATTTCATTAACGCTGGCTTTCAACCAACAGACAGCCTCTTATACAAGAGGCTGCTCTAATATGGGATATTCTCTGTATACTTTATATTTTTTCAAGGCATTATCGCAATTATCTTTTAACACCTCGATAGCTTGTCAATTTTTTATTCGAGCCCTGGTTGTCAATTAATGAGCAATTCGCCATTAGCTCTTGCCAGATAAATATATTCACCCACCTTCATTCGCCCCCCTTTTAGCAGGGAAATAGCCTGAACTTTACTGATATCAACCCCGTGGACCGCCACCTCCGCCAAAAGACTGTCTATAGCTGGGGCTAATATAATATTTTGGACGGCCTCATCAATGGATTTTTTTCTTACTTTTTCCACAGCAAATTGCCATGCTATATCCATTTCGCTGCCTAGCTCATAAGGTGATCTGTTTTGATACCTTTTGAATGAAGTATCTCGTAGTCGCTGCATTAGGATACGGCGCGTTTGCGTATCCATGATGTCAAAATCAAGATTTTCGTCCTCTATATTTTCTGTCATACCTTCCACGTTAGGGGCAAAATTGTTGATTTTTTCGACTTCCGTAGAGTTATTGACAGAACTCCAAGCGTCGCCGGGTGGCGACGGCAAAACGTCACCCCCCAAGCTAGGGCCGCTTTTGGCACCGGTGGCGGCTTTTGATTTGGTGCGGATTGTCCACTTAACCAGACGCGTGCAAATGCGGGAGTCTTCCCCCAGACGCGGCGACCAGACACCGAAGACCTTGTCGGGGATCTCACAGTAAGCATTCATTTCATCGGCTGGTTGATAGGCGAGACGGACGACATAGTTTTCACGCGGGATCAACACACCGCCCTGGCGCAAAATGTATGTGGCGAAGCAACCCACATCGGCAGCGGCGCAGACCGCATCCATTTCGGGATCTGCCAGCATTGCCGCGCCACGTTTGAAGGTATTCGCGATTTTGCGCTGGTTGGTTAGCTGGTTGCTCAGTTTGCGCAGTTCGCGATAAACGGACACAGGCGGCTGGCCCAGCGGCTGAAACTGGCGGATACGGTGAAGCGATGCCCACGCCATTGCATATCTGGCCGTTTCATTCAGCGGCCTGCCCGTCTCGTCGTCCAGCTCACCGGCCAGCGCGTGGCCGTCGATATTCTTGGAAATATATTTCGCGATGTAGGCCGTTGCTGACCCCTTGCGCGGATCCATTTTTTTGGACTTGAAGCGAGCGCCGGTATTGCGGCCCAGTTCGTCGCAGTCCTCCGCAATGAAGTAAGCGCGAAGGATCGCGACGGTGGCTTTAACCTCGGCCTGCGGCATGAATAACAAGGCGTGCCAGTGCGGCGTGCCGTCGTGGTGTGGCTCCGCGACACGGAAGCCATAAGGGCGCAAATCTTCACGTTTCAGTTTGGCGGTTGCTCGGTTCCAGACGCGGCATAAATACCGCTGCGCCTGGGCAACGGTGGTGTGATTCCACTTGCTGTTATGGTGACCGGATTCGACATTGCTGTGATATTTGGACGGGCAAGTGATGGTCAGGAAGATACCCACATCGCCGCGCTGTTGTGCGACAAGCTCCACGCCAGCCATACGCGCCATTAGCTCATGGCGGCGGATCGCCGGATTGGACGTGGACTTGTTTATCATATCTTCAAGCGATGAAACGTTGCCGTCTTCGTCTACAAGCTCATGACTCTTGTAAAATTCCCGGTTCTTCCGGCGCTGTTCCTGCCACTCAACCAGGCTTGATGCACTTACATAGGCGTGGGCCTTGCGATGAACTGCGCCGACTGCACGCAACTGGTTTTCGCGCCAGTCACAGCGAAGACGCCAGATTTTACGGCCCCACCAGTCCGGCGAGCACATACGCAGAATGGCGGTAAAGATCCGATCTCGTTCCCACGGCGCGGTCCATGCGGGCGGCACAACGCGAAGGGCCAGCATTTCGCGGCCCAGGTGGCAATAAATCCAGTCCAGTTCCTCAACGCTCATGCCCTCGGCGGTCAGGCCCAAAGCGGCGCATTCGGTTTCAAGCATTTCCGCCAGGCGGTTGGCAATCTCATGCGCGGCGCTTAACGCTTCCCGTTTGGTGAAATCTGCCAGGCGTTGCCAGCGGCCATGCCAGTAGGCGGCTAGTTCGCTGTTAACATCTGTCGCAACGCCTTGTTTGCTGCGCACGACATCAAGACGCAGTAATGATTTTTTCACGGTCCCCATAACAAAATCATTAATGTGTCGGGCTTCACGGTTGGCGCGTAACCAGTCGATTTTTTTGCGCCAGACTTCGCGGATAAAAAACGGCTCAGACAACAAACGGGCCTCCACACCTTCCGGCGTGCTGGCCCATGCGGCTGCGGCGGCCTTTGCAGAGGCCATATCTTTTCTGACCATTTCTTGATGTACGGCAAACGGCAGGCCGTGCGGCTCGTATTTGTCCAGCGCATGGATCAGCGCTCCACGATTGCGAACCTCAGCCGGGTTATAACCGGCGCGTTTGATAAGCCGGTCGATATGCTTTTCAACGGCAGGATGATGCGCCACCGCCCCGGCGAGCGGGGCAAGTTTTGCAGATTCAAAGGTAAACGCCCCGATAGCGGGGCGGGGCTTATTCCAGGGCCAGGCGAACTCCGTCATTTCTTACTTTCCACGTTGTACTTTTCGTGGGTCAGCAATGACCAGACCTTGCCGCCGTCCTTACTCAACAACCGCCAGCGGCAACCCAGACGGATCACCAGGTAATGATGTGGCGCAATGCGGGAAAAATTTCTCCGGCCTTTCACGTACTGGCTTAATTCAGCGGTTGCACGCTTGCTTACGCACAGCGGTGCGGCGCATGAAATCTGCAAACGGGTAGTCACTGGAAAACCTCCACACCATTCGCCGTAGCCGTCGCGATCATTTCTTTGTATGTCGCATTCCCCATTACTGGGCCGCAATCAGGGCAGCAACCGCCACCGGCACGCCCGCAGCTGTCGCACACTTTGAGGACGCCGATCACCTCGCTGGCGGCTCCCCTGGTAATGGCGCTCGCACTCACTGAACGGTTAACGCTGATTTCCTGGAATTTGAAAGCGCTGTAAATATCACGGGTGGCGGGGGTATCACTGTTTGACAGGATCACCGGCGAACCAGTCAGGCGGTTGGCAGCCAGCAGGGCCGCAGCTAACTGGTGGTGTTGTTTCTCACCAAACGGGGCGGTGTGGTACTGGGTAAAATTGGCTGTTTCGCTCGCTGGCAGGTACGGCGGATCGCAGTAGATAACGGCATCGCTGCCAATCATGATTTTTAATGTGCTCTGGTAGTCGCAACAAACGAAAACGGCCTTCGTGTCGTTGGCCTTTTCAGAGAACAAGCGGATCTGTTCTTCGGGGAAGTAAGGCGGGGTTTTATGCTTACCAAAGGGAACGTTATATCCGCCCTGGCGGTTGTAGCGCACAACGCCGTTATAGCCGTGGCGATTCAGATAAAGGAAGTGCGCAGCGCGAAGGATCTTGCCCGCGTCCGGGCCGTTTTCGAAAACTTCACGCGAAGAAAGATTATCTCTGGCACGGGCGTTGAAATCATCCCGGACCCACTGATAACCGTCTTTATCGCCATACACCTTAAACAACGGGCGAGCGGCGTTAATCACTGCATCCGGCCAGCGCGTTATCTGGCGGTAAAGGTTAATCAGGTCTGGATTGATATCGCCCAGGATATAGCGGCGATATTCAGTATTGAGGAAGACAGAAGCACCGCCGACGAACGGTTCAACCAGGCAATCCGCTTTAGGCAGTACGGGCAGCAGATCGGGAATTACGCGGCTTTTACCACCAGGCCATTTCACAAGCGAACGAATCATTTTACTTTCTCCAGGGTGCAAGAAGCCCGACGCGTTAGCGCCTGTTTCTTTTTTGTGGTCAGTTATTTGTTAATTGGTTGGTTTGTCTGGCTCTGGCGGCTTGTCACGTAAAGCCTGCATTTCAGCGCGAGGCGCGGCGTAGTCCTCAAATTCCCACGGCATTGACGCGGCGAACTCTGAAAGGCGCTTAATCCCCATCATCAGGCAGGTTTGTTCCGCTTCGGTCAGATCAGCAAAAGATAAATTCAGGTGGCGGCGGGTCAGTTGTGGTAAACCGGCCACGCGGCTGGCCGCATCATTCGCCAGGATGAAAACCACTTTCTTGCGAGTTTCATCCAGGCGATTAAAGCGGGTTGCCGTATCGTTCACGCGGTTGGCGTTCAAACTGGCTTGCAGTCGGGCGCGTTGTTCCAGAAAACTGCGGCGGCCCGGTTGCTGTCCTGTTTTATCCATGAACATATCCACCTCACCAGAACTAAGCGAAGATGCCCATCAGGCGGGCGAACCAGCGGCGCTTATTGCGCGGGCGAGACATAAACGGCAAACGTGACTGTTTGATGAACTGCACGTCGGTTGCCTTTGGCTGGAAGAAGCGCCCGTCCGGGGTTTCGATCCAGCCCCGGGTGTGGGCGCGGTGTGTTATCTGCTGGCTTTTAGTTAATAGGCTGGCAAATGAAGGGCATTGAATCATATCCATAATTGTCTTTGCCTCAGTTCATCATTTCAGTGTAACGCTCGGCTTTGTAACGGGCGTTCATATAAAGCGCATAAAGGTTAACTTCACGCTTTTTGCCAGGTGCAGTCTGGAGAATCGGAATTAATCCCCGATCCGCTCTTGTACGTATTGCACCGACTGAAACCCCCATACGTTTTGCATATTCTGCAAGCGATTCGGAGACACGGTTACCGAATGGATAATCAGAAGGTAATTGGTTGTTTAATGACCCAGCATTCACTGAGGTTTTCAGCTTCTTAGGCATAGTGTTATTCTCACCTTTTGGGGCTTTCTGCTGTAGTTTGTTGCAGTTAGCCGTTTTCCATTGCTAGTTGGAAGTGTTTTCACTACCAATGAGCGCAATATTAGGAGTGAAAACACTACCATGTCAAGCGATCGTGGAAAAAGGCTCAAAGAAATACGTGAGGCTGAAGGTTACAGCCAAGCAGGATTTGCAGAGTTAACAGGCATAAATATCGGAGTTATAAAGAATTATGAGTCTGGTCGTTCCGGCGCAGGTATAACCGTTATTGATCGAGTAATCGAGACTAAAGACTTTAGTAAATACACCTTGTGGCTAATGACCGGCGTAGCTAATGAATCTGCCGGACAGATCTGTCCGGCTCTCTCCCCTAATGGGCAAGAGAACACATCCGACCACCCAAAAGGCCACAAGGCTGGTTAGTCGCATTGAAAATTAAGGAAAATTGGTCAGCTGGCGGGATTTGCGCCTACAAAGTGAACTTTTGGGAGGATGCCGAATGACAGTCTCTAAATTGCCTGACGGCAGGTATCTAGTAGACGTGCGTCCTCAGGGTCGGGATGGGAAGCGGATTAGAAAACGATTTACAACCAAATCCGAAGCTCAGCAGTATGAGCGCTGGGCGGTTGCGTCTTTTCACAATAAAGAGTGGCAGGAACGGCCAGCGGATAAACGCCAGCTTTCCGAGTTGATTGACCTCTGGTATCAGATTAAAGGCCAGATGATGAAATCTGCTACAAATACCCACAACAAAGTTAAAGCGATTGATAAACGGCTTGGCTATCCGCGTGCAGATAAAATTAACAAAAAAATGATTGCCAACTACCGGGCTAAACGATTCGAGGCGGGTGTTACAGCAAACACAATCAATCGCGATATCACAGCAATCTCAGCAGTGTTTACCACTCTCATCGAGACCGGAAACTACCACGGAGAAAATCCATTCTCCGGTACTAAGAAGTTAAAAATCGCCACTGCCGAAATGGGATTTTTAACTCGGGCCGAAATCAGCGCCCTACTCGCTGAACTTCCCGAAGATGAACAACTGGCGGCGGAGCTTTCACTTTCAACTGGTGCGCGCTGGGGGGAAGTTAAAGGTCTCATGAGCACACGTATTGCCCATGGCCGCGTTACGTATACCGATACAAAAAACGGCAAAGATCGCACGGTGCCGATAAGTGAAAAACTTGAGAAAGCACTTAAGGCGCGGGGGCGTGGTTACATTTTTTCTAACGTTGATTATGACATTGTGAGAGAAGCGCTTAAGAAAGTCGCGCCCGACCTGCCGAAAGGCCAGGCAGTGCACGCACTACGTCACACATTCGCGTCTCACTTTGTGATGAACGGCGGAAATATCCTTGTTCTGCAAAAGATTTTGGGCCACGCCAAAATACAGCAAACAATGGTTTATGCGCATCTGGCGCCCGATTTCCTATTGGAAGCAGTACGGTTCAATCCATTAAGTAAGGAGTTCCACAATGATTGATCAGATGGATGAAGCACAAGAGAACGATAAAAATGAAAAAGCTAAAGTTTTTAGAAACCTTTTAGAATCCGTCACACCTCAAGATTTCTTCCGTTTTCTAGATGAAAAAGGAGTAACTGATATTTGTCAGGGTTGTGGTAAAAAAGGTCTACAGGTTACCGCAACGTCAGGTAAAACCAACCTTGGGGCATTGCTAAAAGGAAAAGACGGGATTCATTTTGTCACTTTTTTTAGACTTGCTCCCGACCACCCCGGAGACAGCGATCAGAACTATTATTATAAATCCTTCTGCGAAAACTGCGGTTACATCACGATGCATGCTGTGACTCCTGTTTTGCAATGGCTGCAATCTGAAGCTAATGAGGGAGAGGCTGAAGATGGGCAACTATAG